CCAGAGGACGTAGCCAAGCAAGACAGAGGTTACTCTGTGTTCTTCCTAAGTTAATCTATAATCAACTCACGTAGTCTACGGGCCTGTACTCTTACGGGCCTCAAGACTCCCCTCCTGTCAAAACTCTCGTCGTTCACTAGCGACACGTTGTACCTAACCCTGTTGATAGCGTAGGCAGTATCCGTGATCTGCCTGTGTCCTGCTGATGCTGTCTCAGGCGTGTTTACAACTTCGTTACACACTAACAGAGAGTTACTGTGAAACACACCGTGTACACCGTAGGACATCAAGTCATCGTAATGACCGCACACATCGTTCCACCCGTGTCCAAACTCAGGGAATATGTAGCCTGACTTCTGGTTACTCTGGTTCTCAGGTCCGTGTGCTAAACCTACTGAGTGTCCTATCTCGTGTAAGTCTGTGTATACGTCACACTGAGACATGGATGCCGGTGGCTGTCCCTCGTTGAAACGTGAGTTAGGGTAAGCCACACCACAGGTATCTCTGTAGGACGTACCGTAAGCCAGCACAACGTCCACAGGGAGTTGATTAGCTTGTCGTTCTACGTCTTCTAGTGTGTGGTAGTGGGCTAACCAGACCTCCTTTAGCTCGTACCTAACGTGTACACCAGACCTCTCGTACACCTCGTTGTACTGTTGAACCCTGTCCTCCCACCGTTGCCACGCCTCTGGGTACTCGTACATCAACTCTATCGGTGTATCTATTCCGTACTTAGTGTGAGAGGCGTACACGAGCACCCCTAGCTCCCACGTAACCACACGGTCATCGTCTTCACCGTAGTAGATAAACGGATAAGACCCCCTCTGTTCGTACCCCTGACAGTCTAGGTTACTCTCAGTAGGACACACGGGTTCTGGCTCAAGCCTAAACTGTATCTCCTCAACACCCAGAGTAAACACACCGTCACCCGTAGATCCGTCCCCGTACAACTCCACGGTACAGCACCCGACCCTCTTGGCTGTACCTCTGGTTGTGCTGTGGTGTACCATGCCCCAAGGCTCTTCACGGCCCAGCATATCTTTGTAGTCCACAGATATAACCACAGGGTCAAACCTGTCTCCAGCTTCCTTGACCAGAGACAGATTGAGTTTACGGGAGAACCCACACTTACGTGACCTAGGGTCTTTGGTTACGTACCTGTTACCTTCTGTGTCCTCGTAGATAGCCCACTGGACACCCGGATAGTGCTTAGAGCAACCAGAGCGTACTAGGGTGTCAGAAGAGGCGTTGGGCGCTCCGAAGAGCAACCCAACTAGAACGTACCGTAGTAACTTAGAGTTCACAGTTGTTGCCGGTACAGGCCAACTGTTGACTACCCTCAGTCATATCAGACTCCTCACTAATATCCCATTTGATCTCAGTGGGGAAGCCCTTTACTAACTCGTTGTACGTCTTTTTGTCCACAGGCTCGTAAGGTGCTTGCTGGTACGTGTGGTCTGAGTACGGTAAGAAAGAGATACCACTTACCTTGTCAAACTTGTTGTACAGCCACTGTCCCACCTCCAGAAACTCGTTGTCACGGTAGTAACAAGTCATGGACGGCTTGTGCTCACACCAGTAATCCTGATAGATCTCCCATAGCTCTAACTGCTCCATAGCACCCATCTCTGAGGCTGTCACAGCGCCCTCTGGAGACGCAATAGGGAAGGAGAATACCCTAGTACTGGGTGACATCACATCGTCCTCTACAGGAACACCAGCGGCCTCTAGGACGGTGCAAAGTGGGTCACGAGCATCTGCACGTACACGCCGAATGTATTGTGCAGAATAACGAGGATGGATACCACTAGCGCTATCGACCAACTGACTAACAGTACCCGAAGGCTTAACAGCGGTAATAGCGGCAGAAGTGTTGATACCCAATCGCTTAGACCACTCCTTGTTAGTTTCAATAGCCTCATTACGCATCTCCGTCAGCCACTTCTTGAGTTTACCTTTGTCTCCTCTGCCTGACAGCAACGGGTGATCCATGATGCCTGTCAGTGACACGCCCAGCAATGCCTCTTCTTCCGTATTTACTCTCCAAATATTTCTGAGGTATCTGAAGTCTGTGAGGGTAGCCTGAAGAGTCCCAAGGATAGTCGCAACCCGAACTTTTCGTTTGAGGCTTGCGAGTGTATCCTGTGGCCTAACAACAACCTCTGAAAGATTGCAGAACTGGTAGGGTCTGAGGATGATTTCGCTACACGGATTAGTTCCGAAATCATAGGTAGCATCTCTTCGGTCATTTCTTGAAGCCTGTTTTTGACTTGCGACTCTGCTAAATACTCCTCGTTCTCCTGATTTTGATTCATATAAGCTGGTCCACTCATTTAGAAATGCCTCAAAGTCTGGTTTTTCTGTGTAACACGCTGAGTTATTCGCTAGTCCTCGCTGGGGTTCGTCAACGTACCACTGCCCGTGTTTGCACCTTCGGAGTCTATCGTCTGTGAGGTTACTGAGGCTGATGAGTGCTGATCGTCTGACTCCTCCGACAACGACGATTTGAGCAATCTTACAGCAAAGATCGTGACATTCAATGGAGCTAAGTTTTCGTCCAGAAGCCTCCCGAAACAAGTCCACCGTGAATCGGAACAACTCGACGAGAGGTTCAGGGCCACTTGCACGACCTCCGAAAGTTTTGAGCGGGGAACCTGAAGGTCGTACTCTACTAACGTCCCATCTGGGAACTTGACCTGAATACAGCAGTGATACCAACTCCCTAAACGATTTCGCCCATCCGATCTTCGAATCTGCAACATTGATAACTGTATCTGTTTCATGGAACTCCTCCGCAACCTCCGGTAATTTTTGTACGTACTGCCGTTCAACACTGAACCCCACGCCTGTGCCACACATGAGAACGTACATCATCTCATCGAAAGCCTTGGGGTGGTCTATTGGTAGGTAGCTACAGTTAAACCCTGCTACGTTGTCACGATCCAGTGCCTCTCCTGCGGTCATCAGTGCTCGCATAGAAGGCATTACGTCTAGGCTGTGGATAGCCTCGTACACCTCATTACGTGCAGTCTCTGGCAACCTGTCGCCCCAGTAGTTAACGTAGCGACCTACTGTTTCTTCCCAAGTCTCCCTACGCTTCTCATCTGGTAAGTACCTAGCGTACCGTGACTTGTGTATGTACTGTTGATATGCGTCCATTAGTCCTCCAAGAGTAGTTCTTTGATAGCAGAAAACAATTCTTCCATGTCTGAGTAGATCATTGTTTTACTCTGGTCATCGTACCACTCAAGGATAAACCCGTTGTTGGCGTTTCGTATTGTTACGTCAGTTATTCTCATTCAGTTACTCCTAGTGTTTCGTTAATGATTGCTTGTGCGGCCATCTGAAGTAACATATATACTCCGTCAGGGTACTGCTCGTTGGACGCTACTTCAAACATCTCGCCGTCTTCGTACATGATGACAGCTACCTTTACCTTTCGTCCCTCTTCCTCGTGTTTTAGTGCTTTGACTACAAACGCAGACAGAAACTCTGATGTTGTGATTTCGTCCTTCTCTTGATCTTTGTTACCAAACTTACCTTCTACTACTTTCACGGGCCTACCTCCTTGATTAACCAGCCTAGGTAGACCTGCGCTTTCTTTAGATCCTCTACGCCGTTCTTGTACTCGTACCTCCAAAGGTACTTCAGGCAGTTACCCTTGAGATACCCCTTGTATTCCTGCGGGTGCATGGACGCCTTTATTGCTTCGATGGCCTCTATCGCTCCCTTGTTGTAGTGATCGGGCTGTGTCACAGGGTTGTGTTTGTCGCTGGGGTGAAACAGCTTACCTGTAAAGGTCTTGGATTTATTAACCTTGTCCCACTCTTCTGGTTTAGCATCATCTAAAGATCCGTAGTCTGTCCACTCGTTCTCACCACTGCTCTTCTGCATACTCTGCCTCTTCTTCCTCTAGTTCCTCATAAAAACTGTCTAACCTTTTGATTAACTTATCTTCAAATCTGTCTAGTATTTCTTCAGATGAAATCTGTAGGGCTTCTAGAAGATCGTCAGGATCGTAGAACCGCAACAACTTCTCCTTAATTTCTTCTAGTGTCAGAGACATAATCAACCAACTCCTTTAGTGTGTCTATATTATACCATAGTATTCCCTGTTTGTCACACCATTCTGCCATAGTAAGTTTGGTACTTTTACTCACTTTTTGGTTAGGCTTCATCAGTACAAAGATGAGTTCTTGCGTCTCTGGGAGACACTTAGAGATCGCTCTATACTTCTGCGTGTCTCCTGCACGAAAGAATCCTTTGCACTCAATGAGGTACGATCTTCCTCTGTACTCGTACACAAAGTCTGGTGTGTACTTTCGTTCGATCCTGTACGGTACTTGGTACGGCTCGTAGCTAAAGCCAAATGGTTGTAACTGCTTTGCGACATCTTTTTCAAACTCCGATCTAAAGTTACCCAGCTTGGATTTCCGTGACCTTCGGCTCATTGAATACCTCTGTTAAATATCTTGGACCACTTGAGTAGATGAAGGTTCTTACTTCGGGCCAACAGGTAAATTTGTAGGGACAGTAAGAACAACCGACGGCGAGCTTTCTGTTTCCACTTTTGCCATCTGGTACGGTTTCGTGGCAAAATCCTGGCGGCTCCGGTTGCTTCACTAGCTTTTTTATGCGTTCAATGTGCTCCTCTATATCGTAACCAATCTTTTCGTGAACGGGAGCCTGAGTGTCCTCAGAGTCGTACAAGAGGTACGTCAGGTGTCCGTTCTGTTTGTCCATCGCTAACCAACCAAACGATGTTTCACCTTCGGAGTGTGCGTACCCTTTAATTTGAGCAACGTATCCAAACGGGTCATCATAAGCCAGACTTCCGTCCTTGAATTTCTTAAACCCAAAAGTGGACACACTCTTAACATCAGTGACAACACCATCAATCTTGCAGTCCATATGACCCGTAATGCCTGATACTTCACACAGCTTTTGCTCATCTGTTACCTCGTGTCCTGATAGCTTAGTGAGAAACAGAAGCATCTCTTCGATCAGATGCCCGTACATAAACTTGACGTGTGTGTTGGGGGTCATCTCCTCTTTTACATCTGGGTTGTTCACAGCGTTCCATAGGTAACGATCATCACGACCAATGTTAGACATACGCAACAGGCGTCCATCGTTACGTGGTTCAGTAAACAATTTAGTCATAAGTTGCTTACAGTTTTCACCGAAGTTTTCTATCTCGTCGTACAGATCGACGCCCTCTGGCACTTCTTTGGTAGACACTACGTTGTAGATGTCGTCTACCAGTGAGTAAATACTTTTCATACTAACTCCTTGTGCTTAACCCAAGTAAGTTTTCGTTTTTCAGGATGAAAGCACAAAAGTTTAACTCCCATTTCCTTTTGTTCTTGGGTTCGTGATCCGTGGGCAAACCATCGCCCGTCTCTGTAATCTTTATTAGCTGTTTTTACATCTACTAAAGTACATTCTCCATTTTTATAACATATTAAATCTATAGGGCCAGTTGATGCAGGGTTTAAAAACACCTCGTAACCGTTGTCCCAGAGCCAAGTGACTGCGTAAAACTCAGCTAAATCTCCTTTTCTACTGTCGCTCATTGGTTTCTTCATCAGTGTGTCTCCGCCCACGTTGATCCAACTTTGTACTCTCCGTCAAGGGGGCATCTGAGTTGAAATGATAGACCAGCCGCCTTGATGCACTCAACTGCGAGCCAGCCGAACTTCTCTGCTTGTTCTGTAGCCACCTCCGATTGTATTTCGTCATGTACGTTCCCTATAAACTTGTAGTCAATCTTGTGTTGTGTTGCGTAGTCATCCAACAGTACCAGTGCACGTTTCATAATGATTGCACCGGCAGACTGCAAGAGTGTGTTCAGTGCACTATGTTCTGATCTGACCCAGAGTTTTCGTCCGTCCAGTCCGACGAGGTATCCTTTCCTAGAAGCAGATCCAACTCGTTCTCGTAGAGTTTCAAGAGAAGGTGTATTTCGTAAAAAGCGTGTCCTAAGCGCATTGCCATCTTTTGCCGTTCCTCCGACGATGCTTCCAATCTTGGCGTCTCCTGCCCCGTAGAGGAAAGCATAGATGAAAGTCTTTGCTTGAGGTCTTGTTGCAAGTCCAGAAGCAATTTGATTTCTGGTGTGAATGTCGTCTCTAAGCAAGACATCTGTAAACTCCTCGTCGCCCATGTAGTGTGCGAGCATCCGTAGTTCTAGTCCACTAGCGTCAACACCCACTAGCTTACGTCCCTCTGGTACTATCCAGCAGTCACGGCACTCCTTGCCAAACTCAGAGTTAACTGAAGGAACCTGTGCCATGTTTGGGTTCTGGTGAGTCATACGTCCGGTTACAGCACCGTTAGTAGTAACCCTACCGTGTACCCTACCGTCGTCCTGTACGTGCTCTAGCCACGAGTTGACTTGAGCGTACCGCTTCTGGAGTAAGAGGTATTCCAGTACTTGTTCCGCTTCGGGAACATGATGATTCTCCCTAAGCGTCTTTTCATCAACAACTGGTTTGCCTGTCGCAGTGAGTTCCGTCCATACTGCGCCCTTAGCTGTAAGCCTGTCGGCCACTTGCTGTCTTGAGCCAACATTGAATACAGTGACCTTATCCTTGAGCCGTTTACCAGTTTTCTCTGAGTATCGCTCCTCAATAATCGGCGGGAAAAGCGCCTGTAGATCCGCTTCAATAACATTCATGCGCTCCTTAAATTTAGCACACAAGATGTGACACAAACGCTGATCCAGTAACCAACCGTTGCGCTCCTGTCCTTGTATGATCCACTGTACCT